CCTTGATAATCTGTGAAATCTGTTTCAGTTTTCTCTCTACTTCGAAGGAGTAAAGCTGGTTTCTGGCTTCGTCCAGCAGGCTGTTCAATTCGCCTACTGCTTTTCTGGCTTCTTGCAGGGACTCGCCAAAGGACTTAGCCAAAGGTTCAAAAACCTTCTGGTATGTGAGTGGGTCAAACTCAGTTCCTTTCCCGTAACTCGCCGCTAATGCGGCAGGGTGTGCAGGGACGTTGACGCAGGACAATTCCAGCAGCTCTTGAACTAGGAAGTGAATCCCTTTGTCGTCTTTCCTGAACTTGTAGTCTTTCGGCAAAAATCCAACGCTCGAAGCCCTCAGTATCTTGTGTTTGTAAAGATTGAAAACGAGGTCTGAAAGCTCATACACGCCTTCGGGCGGGAAGTCAAGGAGGAACACCAGTTTCTTGTTCTCGACCTTAGTCTCCCTCGACCTAGCGATAGCAGGGGTCCTATATTGATGTCCCCAAAGCACGACGGGATTTTTCTTGTAGTTGGCAAGCTCCCACCCGTCCTGATTTATAATATCCCCTAGCCGGTCTTCGCTTTGAGCGCTGCCGACCATGTTTATGATCCTCGCACCGTTCTCTTCCTTAACGTCTATCTCGGACTCGAGTTCGGAATAAACCTTCTTTATATGGATCTCCTTTCCCACCAGAAGGTCTGTCATGTCTTTGCCGTCCAGGTCAAGCCCTTTCGGAATCGCAAACTCTATGCTCACGCCCGATTCGGCTACGCAAATGCCTTCTTCCTCGACAGTCACCGAATCTTCCTTCACTCCAAACAGCTCGATAGTCTTTTGCTTCAGCAAGTCAAGTTTCAAGTCATCACCTTCTTAGGTTCGGTCTTTGCTGGCTCTTCGTTCTTCTTGAAAGGCTTGTCTCCCCACTCCACGGGAGGCAGCCCTAGCTCTTTCCTTACTTCGTTGATCGTCAGTACGCTCCTGTCCAGATACGCGGTGTGCTTCGCCGTCTCGACCATCGTGTTCTTAGGCACTACGCTGTCGAAAGAGAGAACGAGATTTGAAACTCCTTCGCTCTTCAAAAGGCTTCTGGTAAGGGATTCCTCGATCATTCCGAGAATCGGCGTGATGGTTTCTTTCGAGTAAGTTATATCCAGTTGCTCTGCGCTGGCGCGATTCACGTCTTCGACTATTCCCAGTTTCGCAAGAGGGACACCGAAGATAGCCGCTATCTCTTCACGGTTGAATTTCTTCAATTCCAGCAGTTGCATGTCCTTCATGCTCATGGTTATAGGCTGGAACTTAACGTTGTTTTCCAGAAGCAGCACCTTGTGCGCGTTGGACATTCCCCTGTATTTCGTGTCTATCTCTCCCCTCAACCTCTCATACTGCGTCTGGCTCAAAGGCTTCTCGGACACTATTGCGGCAGATGGAACGGCGGAGTTTTTGAAAAACCTCCTGCTCCATGTGGAAGAGTAGAAATAAGAGTCTATCGACGGCGCGGCTGCCGAAATAGGAGACAATCCTCGATAAGGCTGCCTCGGGTTCGGCAGCTTGATCTGCATAACGTCTTTCATGTCTAGCTTTATTTCTAAAATCATTCCTCTTTCGTCCGTAGCCCTGTAAATCCAGTGAGACGGCCATGTTCCCTTGAACTTAAGCTCCATCTTCAACGGGTTCAAAGGAGACAGACCTACTAGCTTTCCAAACTCGTCCCTTATCTTCCACCAGTTCGATTCGCCCGTTAACTCTAGGAACTGCGCCAGAAGAAAGAAAAACTCGTTTTTCGATAGGAAGGGGTTTGGTTCGTGAAGGAGGTCTAGGATTTCGTGCGAATCGACTTCCTTCCATTGCCCTTCCGTATTCGTTTGATAAAGCCGAAGGTAAGCAGACATCACAGACATTGATATTCTTCTGATGCACGCATACACCCACGAAACCTGTTCGTTGGCGGTCAGCGGTCTGTGCTTGAAGTGTTCCTCCGATTCGACTAACTCTAGTAGCGGCTGCCAACCGGGCTCGACGTATGTCTTGAAAATAGAACCGAACGCTCTGGCAGCCTTTTGAAAGATATTCACTTGATCGCCCCCTCAGACCATTCGTATTCGAGGTTCGGTATCGTTCGAAAGCCCCCAGTAAGCAAGCGCAAGACTTATTACGCAGTCGTCGTGATGTCCTGCCGGTGCGCTCATGCGCACTTTCCCCGTCGCCGTTATGTCGTACTGGTAGATAAGAAGCTCGTTGATAAGAACGGGAATGTTGGGAATGGTCAGTTTTCTTTGCTCGATTCCTAATGAAAGGTTGTTTATGATGTTCTGCTTTATCTGGTTGGTAAACTTGACGCTCTCTATCCAGATTTCCTTGTTCAAGTCCTCATAGATCGGATCTCCAACACCAGTGCTGTCGAAGAACACTTGCGCGCTAAGTTCTCTCGCCGCGTTGATTATCCTTCCCTTCTGAAGCTCCCAGTCAATCTGGTTGAACCTGTCGAAATAAACTACCTTCGACTCTTCGTCAACCGCGGTTATAACCGTGAAGTCTTCGTATTTCGCAACGTCAATACCCATTTTCACCGCGCCTACGATTTTGTCTGCCGGAACGGAATAATCGCGCACGCATTCGTGAATGTTCCTGAACACCCCTCCGCCGCCGTCGAGAAATTCCGCCTCTACCTCTTGCATGTAAACCCTTTCCGGGAGAGTTCGCCTTAGTTCATCAATTTCCTCCGGATCTATGTAAGGGTTTTCGCCTGTCGGCATTTTCCATGATTCGTAGTCTGTCTGGTCGGGGTCTTGCCCCCTGGTCCATAGCTCGAAAAACCAATTTTTCCCTTTTGGAGTGCCTATCGCGATTAACTTTCCCTTGTTGTCCGCGAGGGCAGGTCGGAGAGCTTCTATCCATGCTTCTTTTTGAACGAGAGAAGCCTCGTCTATAACTAAGAAACCTAGACCTTCGCCTCTCAAGTTATCGGGTCTCTCGGCAGATTTGAATTCTATTACAGCTCCGTTCTTTAGGGTGATTGTCAGTTTTGTGGCGTTCAGCTCTTTGATAGCGTCCCTGAAAACTCTTCGAATCAACTTGAATCCGATAGTCGCCTGCGGATAAACAGGTGCCACCCACCATGTCGTCACCGTCGGGTTCTCCCATGCGAATTTAACTATCTCGTTCGCCGCCATTAGGGTTTTGCCAAACCGCCTGCCGCAAGACACGATCCTGAACCTCGCGTTTGAATTGTGGATTTTCATTTGAGCGTCGTGAGGGTCGTACAGGATAAGTTCCTTTATTACGTCAGGAGTCGTCTCCTTCTTCCTTCTTCTTTGCAAAGGTGGCGACGTATTTGACATTGGCATTCATCTCCACTTCCGTTCTCTCTTTCTTCCCGAAATACTGAGGGTATCTTCTCTCTAGCCACCATGCCGCCGCCTGCCAGCTCTTCTTTGCTGCCGACTGTATAAGCGCGACGTTTCTCGCGACGGCTTCCGCCTCCGCTTTGTCTATCGCGTCGTACAGTTCCCTGTAAGGCCCTTTCTTATCTTTTTTCCCTCTGGTGAGCCAGTGCGAGAAGGTGTCCCTGTGAACCCCCAGAGCCTGAGCGGTATGCTCTTTGGTGTTCCCTGCGGTTATTAACTGTGCAGCCCTTTCTATCATCAGATGTGAGAGTTTCGTTTTATTCATTTCATCACTTCCTTCAGACCAAATCAGACAGGCACACTCCCCCTGTCCTTCAAATACCTAGCTAAATAGATGAAAGGCGTATCACACACTGCCACTATCCATTTCAACGCGTAGGTTGACCAGAATATCTGCCACCACACATTTGTGGGGAACACGCCCGTAAATGCAATTGCGGTGAACACCGTCGTGTCTATGAACTGTGACACTATCGTGCTTGCGTTGTTGCGAATCCAGATGTGCTTCTTAGAGGGGAATCTCTTCTTCCAGAACTCATACGCCCACACGTCGTGCAGTTGAGAACACCAGTATGCGGCAAGGCTCGCCACCGCCACTCTCGGCAAGATCCCGAAGATCACTGAGAGGGGATATTGAGCAAAATCCGATTTATCTGGAATGAACCCTAGTGCAAGTTGCATGATTAACGTTGTGGATATTAGGGCGAAGAAGCCTATATAAACCGCCTGCGTCGCCTCTCTCTTCCCGTGATTTTCAGACAGGATATCTGTCGCTAGGAAGGATGTTGCATAAACTATGTTCCCTAAAGTC